AGAAAAGGTAAGATGGCTGATATGCTTATTGATGGAAAATTCGAAGTAAAAAATAAAGCAGCATTTATTGATTATTTGCTGAGTTAAGGAGGAATAAAAAATGGATTATCAAAACGGCATATACTTTTGCTATTCAGAGGAGGTGAACTAATAATGAAAAAATTAAATGCTAAATACTTGACTATCGGTAAAGCTGCTAATGCCGTCGGAGTTTCAACTACGACTATTACTCGATGGTACAAGTGGTGGGAAAGTGATGGATTTGAACATCCGGCAGACCTTTATCTTCCGCCTTATTATTATAAGGACAAGAGGAAGATAAAACACTTCAAGAAGGAAGACATCATATTCCTGAAGGAGTTCCACAATAAGCTCCAAACTACCCACAAGGGTGTTATGGCAGACTTCAATGCTGCTTACCAGTGGGGTAGACGAGGAGAGAGAATTCTCAGGAACAGAAATACCACAGCTGATGAAGTCAAGAAGAAAATGAGGTGATAAGATGCCACAATTTATTCCTAAGCCTGATGACCCTATGATGACGATAGATATTGGAACATTTCATATGGTAATAAACCAGAGATATTTAGAGTCTCTATCTTCCAAGAAGAGTCGTCATTTCTGGGGTGTTATAAAAAATAAAATTAAGGAGGAAAATACTCATGGCAACACGCAGACGCATAAACACTCAACTCAAAGAAAGTCTTGAGGACATGATTTTAATTTATGCCAAAAAGAAAGAAGAACTTGACCCGCTCAAAAAACTGGTGGACGAATACGGAAAGAAAATCAAGTCTGAAATGACAGACAAAAACCTTTCTGAATACACTGTCGGCGATGTGAAGGCATCCATCAGTATCACACAGAGAGAGGACTTTAACGAACTTCAGGCGATTGAAATTCTCAGAAAGAATCTTACGCCTGAGCAATTCAGCAAGGTTGTCAAGACCAAAGAGTATATAGACGATGATGCATTTGAAGCTCTCGTTTACAACCACGAAGTAGATGCTGCTATCTTGAATCCTTGTCGTATCCCGAAAGAGCCTGTCGTCACCCTTCGTATCAGTAAAGTGAAGAAATGAGGTGCAATATGAAGATTATTCGTGCTGGATATGAAATCATGACACCTATTTCTCGTGACATCATTCTTAAACATCTTGAGCGCTGCGGAAGAGTATGTTACAAGAGCGAGGATAAAATCACAGAAGAGAGTGCCTCTAGATTCGTGAAAAATCTTATAAAAAATGGTCACGAGGCAATGATTGAACATTTCTCTATCACTGTCAAATTCATTTGTGACAGAGGAGTCAGCCACGAGATTGTCCGCCACCGTATCGCGAGTTACGCTCAGGAATCTACGAGATACTGCAATTATAGTAAGGAAGGCTTCGGTGGCGAGATTACAGTCATTGCTCCTCTCTTTTTGCAGGAGGGGACGAAAGGCTGGGACCTTTGGAAAGAGAGTTGTGAAGCAGCTGAAAAAGCATACTTCGATTTGCTTGATTGGGGATGCAGTCCTGAGCAAGCTCGCGCCGTTCTTCCGAACAGCCTTAAAACAGAAATTATTGTCACAATGAACCTTAGAGAGTGGAGACATTTCTTCAAACTCAGAGCAATCGGAACCACTGGTAATCCTCATCCACAGATGCGTGAGATAGCACTTCCTCTTCTTAGAGATATGAAACAAGTTTTGCCCGAGGTGTTCGGAGATTTGGAGGAGTAGAATGGATAAGGTTCAGCTTATGCTATCATGACTATAATCGAATTACAAATTAAGGAGGAGAAGAATCATGGCAAAGGTAAATAATAAACAGTTTCCTGACATTCCGAAATGTGTGTATGCAGGAGACGAAGCAGACGAATACTGCTCTCAGTGCAACGGTGTCACGATGATAGTAGATGGAGAGGAATACTCCTGCAAAGAGTGTCAGTCCTATACGGCGCCTGAACCCGTTAACAAAGAACAACCCGTAACACCTAGCGAGAGCCACGAGACGCCACGAGACGCCAACGAAAAGGAACAGGTATACAATTATACCACCCAAGGCATTACAACCACGATCAAGGCTGAATCTGGGCTGAGCATTGAAACTAAAAAGGGTTGGTATCGCTTTACCTACTCAGAAGAACGTATCATTCCTGAGACAGCAGACATCGACAAAGAACGTGAGCTTCTGTGGAATGATGTAAACAGAGAAGTTGACCGTCAGGCCGAGGAAATTCAGCTAATGTTAAAAAATTAAGAAATAATCAAAAACCACTTGTATTTTTGTTCACAATGCACTATAATAATGGTACAACCGCTAAATAAGCGGTTGCACCATTATTCTATAATACTATGGAAAGGAAGTTATGCACATGAAAATCAGATTTGAATTAGACCCTGAATTGAGTCTGAAAGAAAAGGGAACTATCATTGTCTGCAGGGAATTGCTGAAGAAGAACATCAACCCTACTATCGAAAACATCAAGCAGAACAGCGCCGACGCTGAAACATCTATTACCTCCTCCCTTCACAAATTAGCAAAAATGGGGTACTACAAAGCAGAAAAATATAAGGTTCCTGATGGGCCTGGTTTTAACTGGAGATATGAAATCCGGGAAACTCGGGAGGTGGAAGAACAATGAGAGACGATAACTATATAGTAATTCCAGGCTGGGCAATCAATCGACTTGGTCTGAAAGGGAATGATCTCATAATTTTTTCTATCATATACGGATTTTCACAAGACGGTGAATCTGAATTTTCAGGAAGCATTCAATATCTATGTGATTGCTTAAATGTTACTAAACCGACGATTATAAACTCACTGAAGAACCTTGTGTCTCTCGGATACATTACAAAGCGTGTAGAGACTATAAATGGAGTTGTTTTCAACCGGTATAAAGTTTCTTTACAGGTATTAGAGAATTTTAACGAGGGTAGTAAAGAATCTTTACAGGTAGTAAAAAATTTTAACGGGGGTAGTAAAGAATCTTTACTGGGGGGTAGTAAAAAAATTTTACACAATAATATAGATAATACAAATACTATTAATAAAATATCGTCAAACACACCAAAACGTTCTCTTTTCAGTACTGAAAAAGGAGATGCAAAACAAAAAGCAAAAATCGAGAAGTTCGTTTTAGATTGTTGTCGTATTTCAGATGAGTTTGAATTTGATTCGAAAGTATCAGATAAACTCGTCGACTTCTTCAGAATGCTTGGTCAACAAGGAGCTTTCCTTCCAGAAGTAACTATAAGAGCTCAACTGGAAGAGTTATATACTTTCAAGCCAGACGAACAGATGACAATCATTTCAGATACTATTCGTTCAGGATGGAAATCACTTCGTTATGCTGCTGAAAAAGTGTCAAAACAGGAAACTCCTTCTTTTGACACTTCAAAGCCTGGTTCATTTCAGCCAAAGGATCCAAATAACGATAGAAGAGCAGAACAATATAAAGATGACGAGGTGTTCTAATGAAACCAGAAGAGTGCTGGTACCTCGGAGTTTGTCCAAAGTCTCCGGATGGGTGTAGTAATACTTGTCTCCGATACTCAGAAATGCTCAGTCTCGTACAGCAGTCTAATATTCCTCCGTCAAAGTGGGTTCCATTGAAGTTGAGACCTGGAAAAGACAGACTTGCATTCATTCGTTTACAGGAAATCAAAGATGACATTGAGAATTGGACGAAGAAGGGAGGTAATCTGTATATATATTCAGATACCTTCGGTAACGGTAAGACAAGTTGGGCGATTAAGTTGATGCTCGCATATTTCAATAAAATCTGGGCAGGTAACGGTTTTAGACGAAGAGGAATATTCGTGTCTGTTCCAGAATTCATAGATAGAAATAGAGAAATAATCAATAACCGTGATGAAGAATTCGTGAAAATTCGAGAAGATCTATTAAAATGTGACCTTGTTATATGGGACGACATCTCATCTATTAAGTTGACAGACTTCAATCATGCAATTTTGTTCAATTATATAGACGCTCGTATGCTTGCGAATAAAGCAAATATATTTACAGGGAATGTGGACTATGAAGGCATGGTAAAGAATCTTGGCGGACGATTGGCAAGCAGAATATGGAACGGAAGTGAAATCGTTCAATTCGTAGATCAAGATAAGCGAGGAGTCTATTATGATTGAACTGCAAATACTATCTAAAGTTCTGAATGAGAGGAACGCATCTATTCTAACTTTGAATGGTATCACCGAGGATTATTTTATTACATATCCCGATGAGTACGCATTCATTATGAACCATCTGAGAGAATATGGTAATGTGCCGGACAAAGAAACATTTCTGTCGAAGTTTCCTAACTTCACCATTTTAGATGTGAAAGAATCAGACAGATACCTCATCGAGGCATTTAATGAAGAGCACTTGTACTCTTTTATGGTGCCTATCATAAATAAACTTGCCGACATTATGCAGACGGATTCAAGGGCTGCAGCGGAATATTTACAGTCGCAGTTACCTTATCTCATGCAGAAGAATGTGGTATTAGGAGTAGACATTATATCACAGGCTAAAGAAAGGTTTAGAGAGTGGCAAGAACGAAAAGAGAACAAAGACAGGTTCTGCATACCTACTGGATTTAAAGAACTTGATGAAATCATAGGAGGTTGGCAGAGAGGAGAGGAATTCGCTGTTATCTTTGCTCGTACTGGACAAGGTAAGTCCTGGATTCTTATTAAGACTCTTGAACACGCTTGGAAGATGGGCAAGAGGGTAGGTCTCATAGAGCCTGAAATGTCAGCAACCAAGACGGGCTATCGTTTCGATACGCTCTACGGTAATGTGTCACACTCTGCATTGATAAGAGGTAAAGATGAACCAAACTACGAGAAGTATATCGAGAATCTAACCAAGAATGAAATTCCGTTCTTTGTAGCAAGCCCGAAAGAATTCAGAAGAAACATCACAGTATCGAAACTGAGAGCTTTTGTGGAGTCAAATCGTCTTGACATTCTCGGAATAGATGGAATCAGTTATCTAGCGGATGAGCGGAAGCAAAAAGGAGATAACAGAACTACAAGCCTAACTAATATTTCAGAAGACCTTATGGACCTGTCTATTCAACTCGGCATTCCAATTATCGTCGTGTGTCAGTCAAACAGAGAGGGTGTAAAAGAAGATGACGCTCCCGACCTCGAGAACATCAGAGATTCAGATGGTATCGCATATAATGCGTCTATTGTAATCGCTGTTCGACAGAAAGGTCCTGGAATCGAACTTTCCATCAGGAAGAACAGAAATGGTAAGAGCGGAGATAAACTTATTTATCTTTGGGACATCGATAAAGGGGTGTTCAAATACATTCCAAATGAGGAAGAAGAAAGAGATAATTCAGAGGACATTAAGAGAGTGAAAGAAGACTTCCAAGATGGTTCTGAGGTATTTTAGGCAGGAGGTGCTTATGTGAGTTATCGCAATGAGGTCAAGAAGAAGTCTAACAGGATTATCGTAGCTCCTCAAACCTTATATCATCTGCACCAGTTCGTGCAGATATATGGATATAAAACTCTCGGAAAGGTAGTAGACAAACTCGTTCGAGAGAAGATCAGTGAATTGAAAATGAGGTGATAAAGTGTTCACCGTAAATGGACACCCTTTGATTGCAGATGAACAGGAAGTTTTAGAAGAACTTCGTAGACAGTGCAATCTAAATGGAAAAAATCTATTCAGAGTATTCAAGCCCTCTGGAAAAAACAATATAATGACGAATTGCCCGTTCCATAAAGACGGACAAGAGAGAAGACCTTCATTCGGTGTGTCTGTCGATGGACTATGTCATTGTTTCACCTGTGGGTGGGCAGGTACAATAGACCAGATGATTTCAGAGGTATTTGGGCATTACGATGACGGCGGAGATTTTGGGCGCAAATGGCTTTCAAAGAACTTCCTAACAGTTGCCGTAGAGTTCAGGAAACCCTTGGAGCTCAACCTATCTCGTGGCGAGAAACGGCAAGTAATAACTGCTCCAGGTTTTACGGAAGAGGAGCTTGATAAATATAGGTATTATCACCCATATATGTATGAAAGAGGGTTAACCGATGAAATTATTGAAGAGTTTGATATTGGGTTTGATTTTGATAGTCAGTGCATTACTTTTCCTGTGTATTACGCTGATAAGACTCCCGCTTTTGTGGCTCGTCGGAGCGTTAAGGTTAAGTTTTTTAATTACCCGAGAGGAGTTGA